GCCACCGTGTCACGGCCGAACAAGGCGGCGATCGGCGAGGCGGCTGCTTCCATCTCGCGGCGCATGGCGAGGTTGAAGGTGCCGCCCGCGATGATCGGGAAATCCGAAGTGGTTGCGGCGCGGCGGATCACCTCGGCATCGGCAAGGCCGATGGTCGAGATGCCGGCGTTGCGGCAGAGCCGTTCGGCAAGGGCACGCTCGCCCTGGGCGAAGACTTCCGCCGCCTGTCCGGTCGGTGCCTCGCCCCGGTTCACCGCGTCGTAGAACTCGATCACAGCGGTGCGAAGGACGCTCGGATTGTCGAGCGTCTGGTCGTTGTGCTGGCGGACGGTGCGAACCGTCGGCTGGCGGTTTTCGGTCGCTGCAAGGGCGAGACGCATCTTGTCTTCGTCGGCGGCGTCGCTCTCGCGAAGCGCCTCGCGAACGTCGTCGGGCACGCCGGCCGCTCGGCAGACGGTGTCCCACTGAACGGGGGTCATACGGGTCATTTCGGTAGTCGCGGGGTCCATGGGGTTGCTCCTGATCTTGGAGAGAGGGTCTGCGGGGGAAACGACGAAGCTGCCCTCGATGAGCCGGCCAGCGAGCGCGGTGCGCACCTTCCGGCCAGTCGCGGGGTCTGTTCCTTCCCGCCACTTCGAAACGGTGAAGGAGATGGAAAAGCTGGTCTGGACGCCGTCCTTGAGGTTGGCGGCGATCGCTTCGTTGTCGGCCCGGCTCGAAAGCCGGCCATCGGCGACAAGGGCGGTGACGCCATCGTCCAGCGTCTCGGTATGGAAATTGGTGAGTGTGCCCACCGTGTCGCGGACGCTTGCCGAATGGTCCGTCTGCAGTGGCAGACTCGGCGGCCAGCCTTCGGCGCCGAAGGATGCGAGGTCGAGAACTTCGAGATGGCTGCCGCGATCGACCGGGGCGTTGGTCGCGACGATGACAGTGAATGTGCGCGTTTCCGGGTCGAAGCTGTTGGGCTTCGCCTCGGCCAGAAAGCGGTGAATGGGATGGGTCATGCGGCGACTCCCGGGATTGTGGGGGCGGGGTCCGCCTCTATCTCGGCCGAGACGGTTTCGAACTCGCGGCCCCGCGCCTCGATGATCTCCTTGCGGGACTTGAGACGGGCGGTGAGGAGGGCGATTTCGCCGGCCGCTTCCTTCTCTGGGTCGATCTGTGGCCAGGCCGGCTCGATCCAGGACGGCTCGACTTCGGCGCGGGTGCGGCCGGCGAGCTTTTCGATGGCGTGCCAGCGCTTGAAGACCGGATCGAGGACACCCTCGATCAGCAGCACCTTGCGCAGCGCCTCGGCCTTGCGCCGGGCGGTCAAGGCGCCGCCCCGGAAACTGCTGTAGTTGACGCCTTCGAGATCGCCGATCAGGTCTTCGTAGGTCACGCCGGCCGCGGCGGCGATCTGGCGATAGAGCACCTTCATGAAGGCGTTGAAGTCCGGGGATTGCGGACCGTTGACAACTTCCGCTTGCTCGCCCGGTCGCACCCGCACCATGGCCCCCGGCTCGAGCGAGGGATTGGGATTGCCGTCGAAGGCATCGGCGCCGTCCGGGCTCGTCAGGATCACCGTCAGCATGGCACTGACCTGGAGCTGCTTCAGCCGGGCCTCGATGGCGATGCTTGCCTGGTTGAGGACCGGCAGGACCGCCACGAGCGGGGAAATGCCGCGCCCCTGGCCGACGAACTCGGCTTCGAATACGTGCACCACCTCGCTTGCATCGAAGCGATAGGATTGCGTGTTGCTGGCGAAGGGGTCGCCCGGTGAATTCGGCAGTATCCAGTAGCCTGTGATGACGCCGCGCCGGTCGCGGTCGACACCGGCGACGATCGCGCCAGCCTCGCCGCGATCCTCGTTTTTCGAGCGGTCGAGCTGTTCGGGGTCGAGAAGCTGGAAGGCGTAGCGACCGTCGATGACGCGGTGCAAACCGAGAATTTCGCCGCTCATGATCCAGGAACGGATCGCCGCGCGCTGAAGGGCGGTGATGGAAAGGCGCCCGGAAGGGTCGAACCGGCCCGCATTGAACCGTTCGTCGAGCGCCTGGTCGGGGGTGTTGAGCCGAATGCCGCTGCCGACGATCTGCGAGACGATGAGGTTGACTGCCGACCGGACTACCGGATCGTTGAGATAGAGCCCCGCCACCCGCTGGGCGACCGTCTGGCCGGCCTGGCGAATATCGACCGCAGCGGCGAGCGAGCGGGGATCGTCCGGCCATTTGGCCGAGGCGGCGTTCACTGCCCGGTCATGCTTTGCTGATGGTTTGTTCGTGCGCGAGAAAAGACGGGGGAAGGGGAAGGCCATGGATTAGTCCTCCCCGCGCGCAAAGAGCTGGCCGATGGCGTGAAACACGCCCGCGCCGATCTGACACTCGACAGTGAAGGCCTTTGGAGCCGCGTCAGCAGCAAGACTGCCCCATTCAGAATAGTGTAGGAAGACGTTGATCTTCTTTTCCCCGCGGATGCGGGCAAGCGGGTCGCTTTCAGAAATATCGAGGTAGATGTCTGCGCTGAATCGATGGCGATCAAAAGAGACGCTGAACTCAGAGGGAGCAGCATAGTCTGGTGTGAATGTTGAAAGATTGAATACCGCGTATTCAATAAGGGCTTCCAGCGCATCGATCAGGTTGTGGTCTTCGCGCTGAAACACCGAAAGTGGCGCCTCAAGCGGGGCATAGTGGTTACCCGTCGTGTGCTTGTGGCTCTCTGCCTCGATGATGAGATTCTGTGCCCGCTCGATGGTCTTTTCGGCGAACCCGGCTGGCTGGTCGCTCATCAGCATCACCAGCAAGTGGGCCGCATCGCGATAGGTCGGGCGGGGCGACTTGGGAGAGCGGTTCTCCTTGGTGAAGAGCCCCGCCTCCCGCAGGCGGCGCGTGGTCAGCTGCACCCTGTCGAAATCCAAACCTGTCTCTGCCGCCAGTGTTGCCACGAGGTTTGCCGTCTTGATCATAGTTGCACTCATTTCATGAAACGATTTCTACAGGATGTCGCGGTCGCGCGTCAAGTGAAAATGTATTCGTTTCATGAAATGGCGTCCAGAAGCTATCGCACTTTGTCAGGCCGGGCTGCCGGCCAACGAAGCCTTGAATGCTGCAGCCTGGTCACGAGCCGCAGATTCCCGGAGCTTCTGGCCGACTTCGTCGCAGAAACTGATGGTCCTGCCGGAGCCGCACTCCGCCCGGACGTCACCCATGGTGACCTTGGCGGCAATCACATCCACCGCTGAGGATTCAGCCAATCATCGCCGCCGTTGCACCGTAGCTTTCCCCGAGGAAGCTCGAAAGCAGCGCGTCGCCGGCCGCATCCGGCAGCTCGTCGAAGGACATGCGGCCGATAACCTTGCGCATGCCGTCACGTTTGGTGGCGAGGTCGGCGGCCGTCTCCGCAGGAAAACTGAGAAGGGCGATCAACGCGGCATCGGCAGTGCGGAGCGCCGAAAGCCATGCTTCCTCGGCCGCGTCGGTGTTGCACTCGGCCCGAATCATCTCGAGGCGATCATGCGCGTTCCGGATGCGTAGCACGGCCGCGTCATATGCGCTGTCGAGCATCACCCGCGCGCCGTCGCGGACAGCGCCCGGCAAATATTCATTGATCACTTTGAACGCCGAATCATACTGGGAGCGCAATCTGTCGAGGCTCACTTCCCGGTCGACTGAGGGAAGAATCTCGATGAACTGGTCGTTGTCGAGAGCAACGACCCGCCTCGGCGTTTGCTTCAGGGCCTCGTCATACCGCCTGTCGGCGGCGGTAAAGGCATCCCAAAACGGCTCGGCCTTGGCCTTGGTCTTCAACGCTCTGTCGATCAATTCGACCAGCTCGGGCGAGGCGACGGGGGTAGCGGTTTCTTCAATCGTGGCGATGGCTTCTCTGCGGGTCTGCATTGTCGTTGCTCCTCAATTGGATTGATTGGAAAGGCTTACATTGATATATTTCGATCAACGTCCATCGAAAGTCAATTGGTATCAATCAAATTGAGTGAAAAATATCAAATCCTCGGCCGTCAGATTGCCGCCGGACGAGCCCTCACCGGGCTCAGCCAAGCTGAATTGGCCGGAGCGGCGTCGATCTCGGTTCCGACGCTCCGTCGTATGGAGGCGAGTGAGGGGATCGCAAGCGGCCTGCCGAACAACGTCTTGGCAGTCCGCAACGCCCTCGAATCGGCCGGCGTGGTGTTCATCGAAGAGAACGGCGGCGGGCCGGGGGTGCGGCTGAGGAGGTCACTTAGCTAGGTAGGCGCGGCGACATCGCGAGAGCGCAGGCCCTTCGATGTAAGTGAAATTCGTGCCCAGCACCTCAGAATGTCCGATCACGATCCCGAGTTCTTTCATCCTGATCGCAGTATCCGTATCGATATCGCCTGAGGAAAGAACAAGCAGCTCACATCCGCACAATTTGCAGCTCGATCGAATACGATATGGTGCTCCATTATAGCGGCGCCATGGCCGCATTTCGTGGCCATTGAGGTTCGCTTTTTCCATCGCGATGCGCTTTGCATCGCTTATCTTCAGGAATTCCATCGCCTCATCCTTTCATCCATTTGCTCTTGATCACCGCTTGCATCTTTGGCGCGCTACCCTCGATGCCGCGCCGGAGATCATCTGCCCGCTGATCCCAGTTCACATTGACGATCTGCCGTGCCGCGAAGGCATAGACGGTGCAATCGAGCGCTTCGGCCCGGCGGCCGGGGATGCGCTCGAAACGTCGCCTCGGTTGCCCGCGAGAATAGCGGATAATCAAGCGTTCGGCGGCAAGTTGTTCAAACCAGGACGGCGGCAGGCTGTCAGAAAAACGGATCGAGCGGGTTCGGGCCAGTCGTGAGGTCAGATGGCTTTTGATGCCGTCGACGCCGACGATCCACAGCGCGCCGCCGCGAATCTTCTGCTTGGATTTCTCGATCCACGGCCGATTGCCCTCGACGCCCTTGATCGCCAGAACCTTGCGCGACGCGCGGGGGAAACAGAACCGATAGACATTCTCCATGGTTTCACCGTCGCCGCTGTCGACGGCCGTCGCGTCGAGCCCGATCTTGCCGCCGAGCCGATGGGCGAATCGCATTTTCAGAACGTCGTCGAGCTCCGACCAGGTGGCGTCGTCATCCGGCAGGCCCCAGAGAACCTTGTGGCCGAGCACGAAGGCTTCGCCCTCGCGGGTCCAGCCGACAAAGGTAATTTCCAACCGGTCGCGCTGCACGTCTACACCGGCCGTCATCGCCAGCACGTCCGCCGGCATGACGTCGAGTGAGAAGTCCTCCGCTCGGCTGGCCAGCTCGTTGTCGTCGAGTTCATCGCCGTCTTCTCGCCAGCCTTGGCCGAGGATCGTGTTGACGAAGGTCTGAAGCCTTGCCGGATCGTCCTTTGCGGCAAGGAACTCGGCCGCGAGCCGGCCCCAGGAGGCGTTCGCCAAAAGCGATATGAGGGCGTTGAGGCGGAAGCCCGCATGCCCCTCGACTTCGGGCCTGGTGGCCCGCCAGCGGCCGCCAGCGACCATCTCGGGCTTGTGCCGTTCCTCGACGACCGAACCGCAGGATCGGCACACATAGTGCGCCTTGGCCGGTTCGCCCTCTGGCCACTGAATGTCCGACCACAGGATTTCGTGAAAATCGCCGCATTCCGGGCAGGGTACCTCGAAAACGCGGGCGTCCGATTCGCCGTAGGACCGCAGGACGTGCGAGGTATCCTCGAAAACCGGCGTCGAGCCGATGACGATTTTGCGATCCGCGAAGGACAGGGTGCGCTTTTCGGCGAGAAGAATCGGTGAACCTTCGGCGCCGTTTTCCATGCCGTCCACCTCGTCGCAGAGAAGGACGCGGACATTGTGGCGGCGAAGATTGCGGGGCGCCTTCGCGGCGACCACCTTCAGCGACCCGCCTGGGAAGCGGCGCGACAGGATCGTGTTGCGGCCCGTCTCGTCCTTTTCGTTGCCGATCAGGCCGGCAAGGGCAGGGGATGCGTCGAAGATCGGCTCGATATCGCTGACCATGTAGTCGCGGCAGTCCGCCTCGGTCGGCAACAGGCAAAGGATCGGCGCGGGGTCGTTGGCGATGTAGCTGGCGAGCGCGCCGGTCAGAAGCGTCGTGAAGCCGACGCGCACCGGCTTGACCAGGGTGACGCGCTCGATCGTCGGGTCGCCGACGGCGTTGGCAATGTCCCGCTGGAAAGGCCACAGGCGCACCGTGCCGGGCAGCGCGGAGACGCCTTCCGGCAGGAAGACGCTCTCCTCGATCCAGTCGGCGAGCAGCCGGCGTGGCGGCGGCGTGAAGACGGCGAGGGCTTCCCGTCGCAGCGATGCGAGGGTTTCACTGATCATCGGCAAGCTCCTCAAGCGTGCGCCGCAGTTCGGTGTCGATCACTTCCACGTCGTGCACCGAGAGGTGCGCGAGTTGCTGGCGGATGCGGGCCGGGACGGCAAGGATCTTCGACCGGGTCTGCCGGACAATGCCGGCCCAAAGAGACTTCACCTCGGCGACCGGCACCAACTCGCGGCGCAGGGCGGCGTTCTTGAGGGCCGTGTTGTCGGCTTGTTCCTTCGCCAGCCGTGCGCGCTCGGCGGTGAGGAAGAGCTGGTGTTGCTCGTCACCGCGGCCGGCCGCCATCTCGCGAAGGTGCGAGGCATAGGATCGCAGAGAAGCAGTGAGGTCGTAGCGGTTGTCTCCGACCTTCACGATGATATCGCGCTGGGCGAGGTCGCGGACGGTGCGGCCGTGAATATTCACCAACTTGCCGAACGTTTCGCCGTCAACGATCAACTCGGCATCGGCCAAGTCCGCTGCGTAGCGCTCGCTTTCGCCAAGCAAATTTCTATGCAAACCAATGACTTGTGCGGTATCAGCCATCGGCCCGGCTTCCCCTTGCAATTTTCGTTTGCGACCGAAATCCTGCAGTCTCCCCGCCCCGCGTCGCATGGCTGAGGGGAAGGACCCGTAGCTCCAGCGCCGCCTCGCGGATGGCGAACAGCAGTTCTGATTTCTCCTCGTGAAAGCGCATCGGGTCTCGGGCTGACGGGGCGAGCCGCTCAAGCCGATCGGCGATCTCGTCGAGGGTGGTCGTGACACCCCCGACGCCCCCCCTAAGGGGGGCTAGGGGTGTCACGCCCCTCGCATCGCCGTGACATTTGGACGTGTCACGCTGTGACAGTCGTGTCACGCCAGCCATACTTGCCCCCTGTCTATGCCGATGACCGCAAGGCGTAAGAGCTTGGTTTTCGAGCGTTCCCAGACCTTTCTGAATGAAGCATCGTTGTCCAAGGCCAACTTGTTGCGGACCGCGTTGCGCCATTGATCGACCGTGACAGTCCGCGTGACACATGCCGCTGTCACACCTGTCACGCGCGTCACGCTCTCGTCCGCGAGAAGGTCCGCGAGGCATCGGCGGGCGATTTCTTCCCGATCCGAAAGACGGGGCTTTCCTACCGGCTCATTGCCCGCGCCCGTGCCGATCGGGTCCAAGACGCAAGAGGTGATCGCATCACCATCCTCGCCTTCCCCGACGGTCGATTGCAGCAGGTTGAAGCGGTATTCCTGGCCGTCCTCGCCATCCTTCTGTTTCATGACGACGGCGCGCAGCGGGCCGTCGGTGTCGCTTCCCTTGATCTCGATCACTGTGTCTGCGTAGTCGCGCAGCATGGAGCTGCCGCGCATCCCTCGCTCGGTCTCCTTTCCGCTGTGGTGGACGATCATGATGTGCGCGGCCGTTTCCGCACGGAGCCGCTCTGTGTTCTCAAGGAACGCCTTTACGTCGCGGGGCTCGCTGTCGACGCCGCCCGGCATCATTCGGGACAGCGTATCGAGGACGATCAGGCCGACCGCCTGACCTGTCGTGTCCTTCACTTCGGCGATCGCATCCTGAATGGTCTGGATCGCATCACTCTTGGCGTCGAGAAGGTCTATGGAGCGCGCCATCATGACGAAAGGCGCTCCTTCAGCTTCCCGATACCGCTGCCGCCACGCCTTCATTCGCAGTCGAAAGCCGGACGAACCCTCGGCCGCGACATATAGGACCGGGCATTCGAAGAGGGCGTGATCGAACCACTCGATCCCCGCGGCGACGTGTGCGCCGAGGTCGAGAGCGAAGAAGCTCTTTCCGCCGCCGGACGGCGCGTGGACGATCGACATTTCGTTCTGGCCGAGCAGACCCTTCACCAGCCACTTTCGCGGCGGAACGCGATCTTCCTCGCCAAGCCACGTGAGCGGCAGCCGGCTGGCCGGTCGCCAGTCTGGCGCGCCCTCGGCGAGTTCGTAGAGTCGCTCAATGCTATTTCCGGCGGCGAACCAGTCCGAAACGTCGCCTTTGTTGCGCAGATCGAGCAAACGAAGAACGCGAATTCGCGCCGCAATTCCTCTGAGGCTCCTGGCAACCTTCTCGGCGTGCTCGTCGCCGGCCTTGTCGTTGTCAGGGATGATGATGACGTCGGCGCCCTTGAGGAATGCCGAGTGTTCGTCTTTCCACTTGCCGGCGCCGCCAGCATTGCAGGTCGCAGGCGCTCCAAGAGACGCAAGCCGATCGACATCCTTTTCGCCTTCGACGATGAAGACCGGACGCTCCATCGCGATTGCTTCCGTGATTTCCGGCAGGTGATAGGGCACGACCCGCACGCCTTTCACCGAATAGTCCGTTTCGGATCGACGTTGCAGGAAGGCCTTTGGTTCTTTCCGAACGACTTCGAAGAGCTTCCTGCCGTCTTCATCGTGATAGGGATAGACCGCGACGACCCGGGCAGTTTCACAGCGCACCGTCTCCGGCGATCCATAGCGCTCGCGAAGCCATTCCTGCGCCCGCTTGTGATCGCCGCCGATCTTGTGATTGATCAGATCGAGCAACCCGCCGCTGGTGCCGGTCTCGAAGTCGGAGAACGTGCCGGCCGCCGTGCCGCCGATGGCTACCTTGAGGCTGCCGTTCGTCCCGAAACGAAGCTCGTCATTCTTGGAAAGGCGCTTGTTCGGCTCGCCAAGCAGCTCGCGGGCGACCGCTTCGGTAATGGCTGCAAAGTCGTACCCGCTTCCATCGGCCATCGGTCATGCCTCATTGAGCTGAAGCACGAGTCGGGAGCTGCCGCGGTCGTCGACAACGGCAACTTCGAACCACGGCTGGCCGGGCCGGGCCAGTGCCCGCACCTTGTCTCTTGCTCGGACGTCAAGGTCTGGATATTTGGTGCGGTCGATATGCATCTCGCCCTTGCGGGCGACGATCCGCGTTCGCCATGAGGTCGAGCCGCTGCCACCGATCGAGGTCGATTCCCCGCCGCCGACACGCAAGATCGCTTCGATCTCGCGGGCCGGCCGGGTCGCATCGAGCATCCCTTGGCTGGTGAAGAATGACAGGCGGACCGGCTCGGCGAATGCCTTGTCGTTGCTCGTCATCGAGCGATCGCGAAGCCTGTGGAAGCGGGCCGGGAGCATCACGCACCTGCCCAAAACCGGTTGGACAATTCACCGAAAAGCCATTTGTTTTCAATGGCCGTCTTTTTCGGGTTGGTCGCGCCAAGGCGTTGATGTTTCAGTCGCCCAATAGTCCTGCCGGGCCCACCATCAATCCGCTCACGCCGAGTTCGCTTCGCTCACCGGCTCCGCGAGGGCGGCCTCATCGGCCGGCGCGCAGTCGCGCTTGCGAGCCCTTCGGGTTCGGTTTTCGCTCACGCTGTAGCGCGCAAAATCGAATGGCGCGGCGCGCAAGATCGAATGGCAGCAGGTTATACCGTCCGAAAAGCGGTGACAGCACGACAACGGGGCGCCCTTGGCGCCCCGCACAGTCTTGGCCATCGCTGGATCAACGAGCAGCCTGATGCACCGCCTTGATCGCGGCGAGGAGATCGAGCGAGTGCCGGAGCGCAGGCTCGACAATCGAAAGGCTGCGTCGGTCTAGCTCGCCACCTCGTGACCGAGATCGAGCGGGCCGCGATCCCCGGCCGGGGCAATGCCGACTTCCTGCGGGAAGAAGCCTTGGCGGCGGTCGATCGCCTCGAAGCCGCAATGGACAGATGCCCACCATCCGATGATGCGAGAGCACTCGGGGCTTGACCGACTGACCCCCTCATTTCCGTCCTCCCTTCGGCGCTTCCAGCTCGATCGATGTCATGTACTTGCCCTCGACCACGTCCTCGACGGCGGCGGCGATCCAGAGGCCGTTGATGGAAGGGCGGAAGCCGGAGAGCACCACCTCGCACTCGGCCGCGGCCTCGGGCATGCCGGCAAGGGTGATGCGACCGGTCGCCGTCGCCTTGGCGAGGCGATCTCCCTCCGACTTTGCCATCCGCCGTGCCATCGCCTGATCCGGGCAAGGATGGCGCAGCACCTTCGCCGGCCCCCTCTCCATGCCGGTCGGCTCTTCCTCGTAGCGCATGCGGCCGGTGGTGCGGTCGAACCAGGGCGCCTTCACCGTCTCGTGGCGCGGTCGGCTTTCCGGGTTGAATTCCCAGGTCTCGCAGTCGCTCTTGTCGATTTCGAGCCGAGGCAGTACGAGACCGCCGGCCGAGCCCGTGCCCTCCTCGACGAAGAGCAGGGTCTTGTCCTTGACGGTGAAGATGCCGCCGTAGCGCTTGGCAAGGTCGCTGCCGAAGCCGAGGGTCGACTGGTTGAACCGGGCAAGATACGGCACGGGGATCGAGGCCAGCGACGGCGAGACCTTGACGGCGAGGCCATGGCGGGTGCCGATCGTCTGCATGACGTCGCCGAGGGTCGTGTCCTCGAAGTGTTCGGAGGCCATTTCCTTGAGGTCGCCCGACATGTCGGCCGCGCGGCCATGCACCCTCAAAAACTCTCCGCCCGGGCCACCGGAGGGACTGGCCGGCTTGTCGACCAGATAGGTGCCGCGCTTCACCATCCCGTCCTCTTCGTAGCCGATCGCGACCTCGATGACGGATCCTTCCTCCGGCTCCTCGATTTCGTTGTTCGCGTCGTCGAAGACGAGTTCGACCTCGTCGGATTCGGTGCCCTTGGCATCCCGCATCCGGGCCGACTTCAGCCGCTCGTAGAAGGCGGCGTGAGCCGGCTTGCCGTTGACCGAGACCTCGATCTTGGGGATGTCGCGTGGCATCGCATCGGCCTCTTTGTCATTTCTCTTTCGTCGCTCGGCTTGTCCGAAAACCGGTTCCCACTTTTCGGGCCTCGGGTCTTTTCATCGCTCGGCTAGCCCGAAAACCGGTTCCCACTTTTCGGGCCTCGCTTTAGTCCCAGAGCCGAACGACACGGCGGCGATCCTCGACGATGAATTCCGGGATCGTGACGACGAGGCCGAGAGGCAGGATCGGGCCACGGCTGGCCAAGCCCGGATTGGCGGCAAGGGTCGCCTCGACGAACCCTTTCAGGCGCCCGGCGCGCTTCAGGTCGCCGAGCACTGTCCAGGCGTATTCGAAGACGAGCTGGTCGAGACTGACGTCCTCGCGCTCGATCCGGAGGGTGGCCCCGGGGATTGTCGTTGCCATCGGATCACCCCCCGCGCCGGCCGTCGCCGGGATGCGGCTTGACCTCGATCGAGAAGGAAAGGCGCCGCCCGAGACCCATCGCGTTGATGGCGGTCTGGCTATCGGAGACCTTGAGGATGACGACGCGGCCGAAGACACGGGCCGCACCCGTCGTCGCCCAGCCCAGCATCATCACCGGGCGCCGCTTTCCTTGCGTCTCGCGGATCGCCTCGAACTCGGCGCGGCCGCCGAATTCATCGGGAAAGAGCAGGCCGGAGATCGTCATCCGGCCCTCGCCGAAGCCGACGGACTGCGCGCCCGGCCGGCCGCCGAAGCGCGGGATCGCCGGCCACAGGGCCTCGGTCTCGCGCTCGATCTGCTGAAAATTCAGCGGTGCGATCTCGAAGATGTGGGGACCGAGAGCAAGCAGCGGCATCAGTCGGCTCCATCGGCGAGTGCACCGGCGCGGGCGCCGGCTGCCGCCGACGTTGACG